AGTAAAACATACAACGAAGAAGAAAACAAAAACCAAGTAGGAATAAAAAAAAATGAACCGAGTGATACTTTAATAAGAATAAGCTCTTATTCTAAAAAGAACTACAAAAAAGATTATACATTGAAAGCTCGTATTTGTATGAGAATCGTTTCAATCTTATTACCTGGATTTCTAAAAATTGAAATTAAAAAATAGACCTATGCAAATATCTAAACGCATAAAGTATCACAGACTAATGCAAAACTTCTGGATGAGCCTCAGTTGTAAGTGTGAAGTATATTATAGAAACCACAAGAGAGAACGACTGGGAGAAGCATTATTTAAGTTTTCAAAATACTTCTTAGAAAAGGAAAGTTATCACTATCACTACAAGTGGGGACTTATAGAATTATTACACGGAGAACAGGCTTGGGACTTTACAGACGGATTTTTATTTGAAGAACATATGTATAAACTAAATCCAACTCTAATTCCACATATCCGTAATTTTATAAAAACATATAAGAGTAAAAAATATATAAGTTATTAATTAATTAAATAAAAAAATATGAAAAAACTAGAAGAAGAATACAAAGGGTTAGCTGAAAAAAAGAATCAGTTAACAGAAGAGTTAAGAAAAACTGACATTCGTATGGTTCAGTTGCAGGGAAAAGCAGAGGCTTACGAAGAGATGAAAAAGTCTTCAGAAAAAAAAGAGGTTAAAAAAGCCTAGTTTAAGCCAATATACACGAGTGCGTAAGTTAGACTTGACAGCTGGAAAAAAGCGTGCTAAACTCTTTGTAGTTAAGAGTGTAATTTTACTATATGAAAAACAGCCAAAACATTACCAATGAAGTTAAGGAATGTATGTTTCTTTTCTTTGGGTAATGTTTTTTTGATTGCTATTAAGAGCGTTTTTTTAAAAGCTGCAAAGGGAGGTAAAAACTCCCTTAATAGTGATAAAATTATGAATCAAGTAAAATATACCACACCAACTGACAGAGAATTAGCTGAAATGTATAGCTATAAAGTAGGTAAGGAAAATATGCACGCAAAATACATAGATTACAAAAGAGTTGATTTCGCAGGATATAATGTAGATGGTGATTATATCATAGATGGTAAGTATATCGTTAGTGTAAATTGGAGTAATGGAGAATATACATTTGAGATAAGAGACAACACTGTTATTGATGAACATTTCGATAAAAAAATGGGAAAAACAAAAACAGTAGAGATGTTAAAGAAGCTAGGTAAGAAAATTAGAAAAGAGCAACACCTATTATTCGGATACAAAAATTAAATATACTGTAAGTACTTTATTTTATTTTTTTATAGGATACATATTCATAGCTTCCAACTTGTTCATTTTGGTCGTAGTAATAATTTTCAAAAGTGTATTTTTTAGCACTTTTTACCCGTAAATAATAATTTAGCATAGTTTAATTATCATCACCGAGCCACATAAAACCACTACAACTAGTTAATTTATTTTTATCATAATCAATAACATTTTTTTCAATAAACGCTTTCAATTTTTTTATATCAATATCAAAAGATAAAAATATTTTATCAGTCGTGTAATTCCATTCCTTCGGTGTAATAACATCACTATCCGCTTTAACACTTAAAATAACATCATCAAGTATATTTTTATTTAATAATATAATTAGATTATGGGCTAAGTCATTCAAATAATCATCAGCTCTAATTATTATATTTTAATTAGTTAAATACTCCAACATTTTTTGCTAGCGTTCCACGCATTAAGACCGCCAGACTTTATTTTGTTAATTGTCCATAGTGTGCTAGTATCAATATTACACCGCTCATCAACCGTTAAGCCGTGCATATCCAATATTTGAAATAAACCCATAGCAGAAGAGCCGGCAACATCAGACCGCCTATTAGGGATTAAGCCACTCTCACACCTAGCTATCCGTACAAGTAAATCAGCATTTTTAAAATTCTCACGCTTCGCAATCTCTCTGATTCTACTTTCCACATCGGGAGAATGAAGCTGAACCTCATCCTCCACCCGTGGCGCGTCTTGTGAAGTCGCCGAAACCACCTCACCGACATCCTTTTTATTTAAATAATCTGAATAGTATCCCATAGCGGTGGAATAATCCTTGTATAACTGTTTGCCTTCGTAAAAGCATACAGTAAAGGAAATCCCAACAGCCAGACATACCAACCCCAGTAAAAACCTTGATTTTTTAATAACTTTTATTTTTAACATACATATAAGCTCGTATCACCCATAGAGCAATTACTTAACTTATAATACAAGTATAGCAAGCCCTTGTCATCTTGTCAATAGTAAGAGGCAAGCATAAAAGGCTTATATAGGCAATCGTCTGTTAATAACTTTATAAAAACACAATAAAAAGATAACTTAAACATATGCCAGCGACAAAGAAATCAACAAATAACGGAATATTTATGCGCAAGAAGGTAGCTAAAGAGCTAATAAAGCAATCGCTAAATGATAAAAAGATAAATGTTCACAAAGCTATGATAAAATCAGGCTACGCTAGAACAACAGCTAACTGTAAAACATCCGAGGTAGTAAAAAGTAATGAAGTCCAACAAGAGCTTGGTAATTTTATAGACCAACTAGATGGATTAGTCCAAGATAATATAAAACATATGCAGTCAAAACAAAAAAAAGCAAGCTTTAGAGACGCAAACAACGCAGTAGAGTCAATGAGCAAGCTAAAACAGCTAGTTTCAGGCAAACCTACGGAATCGGTTATGGAAGTTAAGTGGGAAGAGTAACGCATTCTAAGCCCTTCTAAGCCCTTTAAATAACTTAATCATACATTAACCCTTATGGAATGTAAGCAATGCAATAAAGAGTTTACCCCCTTAAAGCCAAATCAAGTGTTTTGTTCACCCGCTTGCAGGTTGAAGGCGTTTCGCAAAGTTGAAACGGCAGAAGTTGAAACGGCAGAAACGATTAAGATTGAAACGGCAGAAACATCACGAAACGCTAAGGAAATAAATAATCTCAAGTATCTCACTTATTTATCTCCTGAATGGATAGAGGAATATATCTCTCAATATACTGCGGACGCTTGTAATGTTTCACTAAAGGAAGCCCGAGACATAAAAGACGCAGACCTTGAACAGAATCATCCACCCAAAGACAATCAGCACTTTTGCCAGGCGTGCGGTAAACCAGTAAGCGACCTTATCACACTATGCCAACGCTGTGTCAGTAATGGTGCGACACTAAGCAACACACTAAGCAACACAATATAAGCTCCTCTAAGCACCCTCAACCACTCAAGACACATAAATGACCACTAAGGACATTAAAACACCACTACGCCACTAATAACACGCAATAACACAGCACAGACAATAAAGAGGCGGGGGGGGGACGGATTGAATTTCTTTTCCTATTATGATACATCAGACTCACAAATATTTTCTAAAAGTTAAGGTTTATGCTTTAAAATATGCAAGTAAGAATAAAATATTCTCCACGACCTTGGGCTAAGATATTCCACGAAACTAAAAAGAAACTCATTGTCCTTGTTCTCCACCGCAGAGCAGGTAAAACCGTAGCTTCTTTGAATCACCTCGTAAGAGAATGTTTCCGTTGTCAGGACAGAGACCAGAGATACGCTTACATTGCTCCTACTTATAAACAGGCGAAAACTGTGGCTTGGGATATACTTAAATTCTACGCTCTTCAAGTTCCTCACACTAAATTTAATGAAGCTGAACTTAGATGCGATTTTCCTAACGGAAGCAGGATTACACTCTTCGGAGCTGATAATCCCGATTCTCTTAGAGGAATTGGACTTTGGGGAGTTGTTTTTGATGAATACTCTCAACAGCCCTCAAACATTTATTCCGAGATTATTCTCCCTGCCTTGGCTGACCATAATGGATTCTGTATCTGGATAGGAACTCCTAAGGGGAAGAATGATTTTTACAGGATTTATTCTTTCTGTGGATATACGGAGGATAATTGGAAAGAGTTAGATGATAAGAAAGAAGTTGAGGAACATTGGCTGAGAATGAAATTAGGAGAATCAGATACTAAACTCTTAAATCCAGATTATCTGAAAAGGGCGAAGATGAATATGACAGATGACGAATATGCACAGGAATTTGAATGTTCTTTTGAAAGTTCACTAAAAGGAGCGTATTATGCAGATGAGATTTCTCGTATGAGGAGTGAAAAGAGATTTAGAAACGTTCCACACGAGACCGTTCTAGGAGTTACCACCGCTTGGGATTTGGGAGTTAAAGATGCCACTGCTATAGGATTCTTCCAGCACGTGGGGAATGAGATTCGTCTCATAGATTACTACGAGAGCGAGGGGAAAGGACTTGACCACTACATAAAGGTGATTAAAGAGCGACCCTATATCTATGACAGGCACATCGCCCCCCACGATATCGCAGTCAGAGAGTTCTCTACGGGGAAGTCCAGACTTGAAATGGCAGAGGAACTCGGAATAAACTTTGAAGTAGCGGAGAAACTTTCTATACAAGACGGGATTAACGCTGTTAGAGCCATTTTTTCTAGACTTTACATAGATGAAGAGAAATGTGGAGAATTTTTAGATAAACTTTCTCAATATACCAAAGAATGGGATGATAAGATGGGGTGTTTTAAAGACAAACCTAAACACGATTTTACTTCTCACTCCGCAGATATGCTGAGAACTTATGCAGTTTCTTCAGAAATAGTTGAAACTGAAGAAGATTTTGATGAAATTAAAACAGATTACTAATATGGATAAACAAAAAGACGCAATTGCATTACTTGAATCCGAAGTTACCAACTGGGAGCTTGGGGAAGTAGATGTAACAGAAAGTCAGGGATTTAAAATGAGAAATGTTGTTTTAAATGCCAGAAAGAATTATTTCGGTATTTTTACCAAACCAACAGACCCCACTACAGGGAGACAGAAGATTTTCATCCCCCTTACGGAGACTTTGGTAGAAAATACAGTTAAGAATATTGACATAGACACCGCTGACATACGGGTGAAAGCTAAAAACCCAGGTGCCTATGGAGTCGCTAGTGTGTTCCGATACGTTCTGAAACACTATTTTGATAAGATAGGATTTGGAAAAATAATAAACAACATTCTCCGACTTGTTTCTATAGATGGAACAGCATTTGTAAAAACGTGGAGAGACGGAGACGAACTTAAAGTGAGAGTAGTGGATAGATTGAATATGATTTTTGACCCCTCCGCTAACGACCTGACACAGACTCCGATTATAGAACGCAATCTCCTGACGCTTCCTGAATTTAAAAAAGAAGCCAAAGGTTGGAAGAACATTGAAGACGTAGAGGGAGAGAAACTCATAGATAGAGGAGGATTCAACTATCAAACAGGAAAGATTAAAACAGAAGTTCCAGTAGTGGCGGTTTATGAAAGATATGGCTGGTTTCCAAAGAATCTAATTACAGGAAATGAAAGTGATACCAGTTATGTTTATGGTTTAATCGTCTGTTCAGGAATACAGGAATCAAATCCAGTCTTTCACTTAATAAAAGAAGTTGATTCCCAACCCTACACGCTGTTTAAATTTAAAGATATTTGGAATCGCCTAGATGGTAGAGGAATAGGAGAGATGGTTATTTCCCTACAGGCGTATGTAAATGAAATCGTAAATACTCGTGTGAACAAACACCGCATCACTCACTTAGGAATGTGGAAAGTTAGAGGAGGAGTTACCCCCCAGCAGTTGCGGAAATTCTTCACCACTCACGCCATTAAGTTAAAATCACAGAGAGACGATATTGAACTTATAAAAACTACAGACGCAGACCAGTCCACTTATCAAGATGAACAAGTTGGAAAGCAGTGGGCTCAAGATGTAGCTGGAACTTTTGATGAAAAACAAATCACCGCTTCCACCCCAGCCACTAACGCACTTATCCAGGAGAGAGGAACAGCTACACGAACAAATCTAGTTCAGGAAAATCTAGGATTTGCATTAGAGGAATTGATTGAAGACCACTTTATTCCTATAATTAAGAAAATTCTAAAACCAGGAGATGTCATCAGGATTACAGGAAACCCATCAGACCTGGAACGAATGCAGGAGAAACTTGTCTTTAATGAAGTCGCCAGAGCCGCTAATGATTTCCTAGCTACAGGAG